AAAAAGATAAGAATGGCGTGTCTATCTTCATCTGCCAAATCTTCAATTGGTAAATCTTTATCTAATATTTTTCTTTTCAATAACTCATCTACAACCGTATTGGTTTTAAGTAAATTTTGTGCTGATAAAATATTTTCATCTGATGCCGTTAAGTAAGCCACTCTAACTGACTTCTTCTTATTTGCGTAATGAATTCCTTTAGATGGTAATTCAACTACGTCGTAAGCGATTGTTGGGTCTATTGCAAATTGTTCCATAATATTAAATTTACTTAATAATTATGTCAAAGTAAAGATTTTAAAATAAAAAACCAACAACCCAATAGACAGATTTACTAACTTGGTTGTTGGTTTAATAATATTATAAAGAATTGTGTATTAGTATACTTGGATACATCTATCCATTCTCAATGTACATTGGATTGACGCAATTGCATCATTGTTGTAATCCAAATCACCGAAATTCAAATCAGTGATAAAAGTACTTTGAAGTATCCATTTTTCAACCACAACTCCTGTTGGGTCTAACATTTCTAGTTCGATGTCTTTTTTATATCCAGCAGCGTATCCCATACGTCCAGTTACAGACTCAGCGTGTAAACGGAACCATTCCATCAATGCTTGAGATGCTGAAGGTCCAATTGGGTCCTTAAACGTTACCTGAATAGGTTCCCAAGTAAATCTACCTGCAACATATGTTGAAGTGTTCAAGAAAGGAATTTCAACTGAATTAATTTTTGCACTAGGCCTTTTAGCCGATGTAACGTACCATTCGTTGATACCCAATGATGACGGGAATCTAACAATAAATCGGTTAACTCTTTTCGGTTCGAATGGAACCGGCATTTTCATTAGTAAATCTGCCATTTTGTATTTGTTAAGTTTTTAGTTTATCTTTTCTTATAAATATAAGCCAAATAGAAAATAATCTTTTTTTAGATTATTATTGGGTTTAGCTTGACTATCTCAATTATTTTTCGTAGTTTTTTACCATACTAGTATAAAGTTCTAGAATTATTTATTACCTTTTTAATTTAATTAAAATATTCAATAATAAATACTAGTATTTCTAGTTCTAGTATACTAGGGGAATTATAATAATATAATTTTTATAGTAAAATATAAAAGGGGAAGCTATTTTTTTAGCCTCCCCTCTTTTTTATGCCCTTTTTTTATTAAATGTTTTCAAAAGATGCTCCTGTTGGAGTGATAATGAACTCTAAATCAATAAATTCAAGAGAACGTGTTGGTTTCACATAGATTTTACCTCTTAATGTGTTCGCATCAATATCCTCAGGGTCATTTGAAACCGTTACACGGAATTCATATAAACCTCTTTCTTTCTTAATTGACTCAAGAATTGGGTTTACCAATCTTAAGAATTCATTTCTTACTTGTTCATCGTTTTGTTCAAACAATAATCTAACAGCAACTGCAGAAATTAATTTTCTTGCTCTTAACAGTAATCTTCTTACGTTAATTCTATCTAAAGCAGATTCTCTAACTTGAAGAGTCTTGTTACCCCAAATAATTGTTCCCGTATCTGAGAATGTAGCGATTGGGTTAATTCTATTTGCATATAGGTCATCTCTTTCATCAAGAGTTAATTTCTTTTGAGCTTTAATTGCGTTAACCAATCCTCTTGAGTAACCCGCCACTGCGAACCAAGGATAAGAAACGTTATCGGTTAATGCAATATTTTTTACTACTTCACCTGTTGGTGGGATGTATAATTGAGTTGCATTATCCGTATCTCTTACTTGAATCCAAGGCCAATAAGTTGCTGAATAGTTAGTATCCAAATCTACAGTATCTAAACTACCAATGATATCTTCAGTGGTTGTGATATTTGGTGCTCCGATAATATATAGTGAATCGGCTCTTTCATTCTCAACCATATCAATTGCTTGAACAGTTAATGAACTATGATCTGAGAAGTTAATACCTGGTGTCGCGAATACGTTAATATCGACAGCTTCTGGATTTGAGAATGTTTGAATACCTTGTAAATATGCGTAATAATCAGAGTTCCCAACTGAAGTATTAAACAATCCACTAGCGTTATAAGTATTTTTACCGAAAATGTATGCATCTCCGTATGTTCTAACACTTCTGTAAATATCCCAACCATCTCTACCACCAAATACTGCGAAGGTAAACTTACGATTTCCAATACTTTCTAAAAGTCCTTTGTTAGTGCCTTCTAAATCGTAAGGTGTAGTTTCAAAAGTTGAACCTGTAATTGTAGATGCGTTAGTTGATAAGTGGAATCCTTTAGTTGAACCCACCGCTTCAACACCTTTAAATTTCAATAAATCTTTATCAAATCCAACTTGAGATGATAATCCAAGTGAAACTTTTCTAATTTTATCTCCGTTTGTTAATATAGGTGAACCGTCAGCATTATAACCTACAGTGTCTCCCGCCTCAAAATATTGAGTTTTATATTTAACAGCTCCTAAAGTTGAACTTGAGAATGCTGAATTAGATGTAAATCCTTTGAAACCTGCTGGAAACGCATCCGTTGGGTGGTTTTCGGCCATAATCAACATAATGTATTTCGAACGTAATTCAAATTCACCATCTGACGTACCTATTTTTCTTGCGATAAATCCTGGCATATCTGGATTCATAGAACATCTTGAGAATTTTTCAATAACTACCATATTTTCGTCAGTGTCGTTGAAATCTCTAACAATTAAATCGAATTCTCCCGAATCAATGTTAATGTTCTGAATCATTATTTTAACTTGGAAGTTTGCCATTTCCCCGTCAGATATTGTTTGAACTTGGAATAAATCGGAAACGTTACCACCTCTAACTTCTGAAACGACCATAGGTGAAATTGTAGTATCCCAAGGTTGTAAGAAATTATCTCCTTCAGTATTATAAAGTAAAGTAGTACTCAATCCCCTAACTAAACCTTGTTCGAATGCATATTTTAAAAATTTAGAATAAGATTCGTGAACGTAAACAGGAAAATCCTCGTATGGTTTATCTGAAACATCGGTACCAAGTACTTTATTAATAAATTTACTTGATGTAGTGTCCAATGAACAAGTGTAAGTTTTTAAACCACCTGTAACTCCGTCCACAGCAAGTGTAAATTCACCGAATGGGTCGTTGTCTACGTTTATTGATGTCATAGTAACACCAGTATTATTTGTTACTTCGTGAACTAAAGTCTGCACATTGTAACGACCTCTTGGTCTTAAAGCCGCAACCACAACACCATCATTAACTAATGTGGCATCGTATGTATATTTTGTAACGTCGAATGTTGTGTTATTCCACTCAAAAAGGTATGAATAAACTTCATCAATTCCGTTATTGTAAACATTGAACCAGTTTTTATTAAAATTTGATTCATCGCTTAACGCACCCGTCATTGGTGATGAAACTTCAGTACCAACTGGAATATCTGCGGTTGGGATAGTTCCGATTACGAACCAATTTCCTGTTTGACCCGTAGTATATCCGCTAAAAGTCTCAACAATATAATCAGTGATAGATGTACCATCATTTGTTAATTTAGTTGATAATTCAGAATAAACTGTACTACCTGTTACTCCAGAAGTTGGTGCCATAGTTGTTGAACCACTTGTTGGTGCGGTGTCAAAATCTACCACTAAACCACCTAATGTTTGAATACCGAAAGTTTTGTTTGGTTTATATCCTGTTAATCCAAGTACTCTTGTTACGAATAATTGGTTAGATTCCTGTAAATAGGATTTTGCTACATAAGGTAATTCATATTTTGGATTACCCGCACCATCTTTTACAGGTGAAGTCGGTCCGAAATATGTTTTGAATTCGTCGTAACTACTTATTAGAACTGGTTCGAAGGCTGGACCTTTCAAGGTTTCACCGACAATACCAAGAGTTGTTACCCCGACGCTTTGAGCTACGAATGTTAAATCTTTCTCTGATGTATACACACCAGGAGAAACGAATACTCTGTTTGAATTTGCCATCGATTAATGTTTGGTTATTATTTTTTATTACTTATCTTATAAATATCTTTGTTTTTAGCAAAGATTTCCGTACTTTTCAGTAAAAAGATAGTATTTTATCTTTTAATATTATTTTATATCTTTTACAATGGAAAACACACAGAAAAACGTTAAAATAAGTGAAAAACACCACGATATGTTAAAAACTTATTGTGATAAAAATGGACTTAAAATTTATAAAGTTATCGAAAAATGGATTGACGATAATTGTAAACCTAAAAAAAAGGACATTTATGGGGACGATTAATATAAGTATGTTACTCCAATTCTTGAATTTAAAACCGGAACACCTTGAATCGTAACTTCATTTGATGAGGTAATTTCAAATCCAACTCCTTCGTCTTCAACTAAACCATTAATATCAAAAGTTACCACACTATCAATTGTGTTGAGTAACGTAAATGATAGTGATGACCCGTCATATGTGAAATATTCTGTTGTTACTTGAATTGGTTTTCCGTAACTATCTATAAAGACACTATTCCTTCCTTTATAATATGTGATGGTTACACTACTACCTTCTAACGGTGCTGACGCAAACGTTATTTTAGATGTACCTGGAATATGGAAATAATCAACATCCCTTTCTTGAATAAGTCCATTAATTGTTACGTTAAATAGAATACCAATGCTATCACCGACACTAAAGGCAGTTTGTAAACCATCGGCGGGGAACGTTGCAACTGTAATATCTATTGTTTTGTTGATG